ATCAAGTTTCTTTTGTCCAAGTTCAACACTTGCAATATAATCCAAACGATATGATTCTTGTGCCTTATAAGTAAACTTCTTATACAAATCAAGATAATCTAACTGAGATACACCACCAATATCATAAGAAATTTGTTTACGTCCCATTATATGAGTTTCTTCTTCAGTTACAAGACCCCAAGGTGACATTCTCTTCTTAAGTTTCTCACCAAGTATTCGGTCAATACGACGACAGAGATATGGAATATCATAAAACTTACTGTTCCAACCAGTAATAACTTCTGGTGTATTATCTTCAATCATCCACCAGTTGATGAAATCTGTAAGGAGTTCATATTCTGTAGTGAATGATTTATATTTAACATTCTCTTGTTTATTATTAAATGCACCAAGACCCCAAGTGCGAATCTGTTTTGTTGTATAATCCTGTAGAGTAATCAACAATATTTCTTCTGCAGCAGATTCTACATCAGGAAATCCATATTCGGATTTAACTTCAATATCAATTGTTGTTAATTTAATTCTTTCAATATCAAACTTTAATTCTTGCTCTGGATATTTGTCTGATATGTATTGATAGATAAATCTTTCATTTCCATAGATGTTAAAGTTCTCAACCTCATTATAATTTTTTATAAACTCACGACAATCACGAACAGTGCCAGGCTCAACTGGTTCAACAGGCAAACCATCTAGTGTTTTATATTTTGTTTTCCTCTTTGAATCTACAAATAGTGTTGGATAAAATTTTTCACGAGTGGCAAAATGTTTTCCATCTTCATATCCACGAACCAAGAAATTATCTCCGACCATTTGGACGTTGGTATAAAATCTCATTACGCAGTTAATTCAATATACTTGTCTATAACTGTACCAGTAGGATCTGCAATTGTCAATATATCTTCTGAACGAATCATAAATTCTGTTTGATTAGTAATATCTGATTTCCAAGGTTCCATATCATCTATATCTTTGAATAGATATGGTTTAATTAATTTACAATTTGGTTCACCAATTTCAGCATCAATTTCAACTATTTCTGTGATGAGAACATTATCAACATCAATAAGAACACATTTAATCATTTGATTCCTCCTTAATACTAAATGCCTCACATTTATCTAGAAACATTTTTTTTACACCCTCTATGGGTTCAACTATGGTCATTACACAATCAACTGGTAGTATAATTTTTTTATCAGCGGACAATACAATCCAAGGCATCATTGATACATCAATACCAAATTTATTGTCTTTTCTTTCTTCCTCAGTTAAAAATTCTTTACTTTTAATTTGAACTATATGAGGATTATCTAAAAGATATGCATGAGGAGATTTTTGTTCCTTATCAGTGACTAACTCTTGCATTTCTGATATGAGTGTTTCACCAGTTTTAAGTATTGTTAATTTAACAGACATTTTTTTACATTCATATAATTATTATACCACAATATCTCCAATTGTCCAAGAATTGTAACCACATCCAGTTATTATCTCACGAACGTGGTCTTCATACTGTGGAGATACAACTATACAGTAACCAATACCAAGATTAAATACTTTTTTCATTTCCTCTGGTGGTATCTCACCTGCCATCATAATTTTGTAAAAAATTCTAGGCATTGTCCAAGCATCATAATTTATACGAACTCCTAATCCTCTTGGTATTATTCTTGGTAGATTTTCTTGTAGTCCTCCACCAGTAATATGTGCCATACCTTTTACACCATCAAAATTATTAATAACTTCTTTTACAACTTTTGCATAGATATGAGTTGGATTACCAATTTCTGAAACATCTTTATAAAATAACTGATGCTTACGAAGTAATTCATTTATTAGACTAAACCCGTTACTATGTAATCCATTACTTTCAATTCCAATAATTACATCTCCTTGTGCAATAGTTTTACCAGAGATATAATCTAATTCCTCAACCACACCTGTACAAAATCCTGCTAAATCATATTCATCATTATGATACATTGATGGCATCTCAGCAGTTTCACCACCAATCAAAGAACATCCTGCTTCAATACAAGCTTGTGCTATACCATCTACAACTTCACCTAATACATTAGGTTCTAATTTACCTGTAGCAATATAGTCGAGAAAATATAATGGTTCTGCACCACATGTGATCACATCATTGACACACATTGCAACTAAGTCTTTTCCTACATTCTCATGTATACCCCAAGTATGTGCAAGTTTTAATTTAGTGCCAACACCATCAGCACCTGATACTAATAATGGATTTTTATATTGGTAAGGTATTTTGATAGCACCATTAAAACCACCAAATCCACCCATGACCTCTGGTCTATGAGTGGACTTAATGGTATCTTTAATTTGATTTACGAAAGAGTTTCCTGCTTCAATATCAACTCCAGATGTTTTATAATCCATTTAATTACATAATTTAATTATATTATATCACATATAATCCTTTCGTGCATGGTGTTCTGGAATTATCTTACCCAACTTAACGGTAAGTAATCCATCTTTAAATAAAACCTCTCTGACTTCAATATCTTCTGATAGTGACCAGGTTCTGTTGAAAGATCGTTGAGCCAGTCCTTGATAGAAATACTCGGATTCTTTCTCCTTTTCTTTTTTCTTTCCTTCAACAATAAGTTTTCCATATTCACTATAAACATTAATTTCATTTTTACTAAATCCTGCTAATGCGATTTCTAGTATCGATTCAACATTATTTACATGAATAATATTGTAGGGTGGATAGTTTGTTGTGGTTTCGTAAGAATTGAAAAAATTATCTAGGTATGAGTCCATACCAATTCCATTCTTAGAAATAATCTTCATTAATTCTGGAAGATTAGCAGTGTGATACTTTTGTAAGTAAGTCATAGTTCTCCTTAAATAAGCGAGTGTAAATTGTGTCCCCGAAGGCAACACTACTAATTATAACACTTTGCATAAAAAAAGAGGTAGTATAAACCACCCCTACACTATGAAACAAACACTTCATTATTTTAAAGAGGGAGGTTGGGTTCCTGTATACCAACAAATAACGGGCATTACTACAGAAGTAAATACGTTACAGCCTGAGACCCGATTGGTTGATCGGTTCTACCCTTGCGAGCAGCAGCACCACCTGTGTCTCATCACCTTAACCAGCGGTTGCCAGTAAGTTTATTCAGTCACTCCCATGTTGCGTCCAACAAATATAGTATAGCACAAAAAAAGAGGTTGTCAACCCCCTTCCTCTGTTTTCTTTTTCTTTGCTCCAATATTATATTTTGTTTCTAATATCCAGTCTCCTTTATCCTTAAAAGATAGTACTTTAATTTGATTTAAAGGAGCAATATCTTGTATTCTTACTACATCGACCACACCAACCAATCCCCAATCAGCAAGAAGCTGAGCAATACGGTTGCGACGCTGAACATCGTTAGAAGTAAGATTAGCGTGTTTTCCATCAAGAGCAAAAAGTTCTTTAAAGTGGACAAGATAATACCTCCCTTGCTTATGCAGTATATGGCAACTTTGATATATTTTCTTTTCTTTCCTACTTGCTACACCAATTCTTGTGAGAGTTTCTCTTACTTTAAGGAAATCGTCTGGTTCATTTAATGTAACTTCAACCATTTGGTCAGGATTCCACTGAACCTCTGGTTCTTTAACAACACTCATTTCGCTCCTCCAGTATCAAATTTAGATTTTATAAAGTTGAGTTGTTCTTTTGTCAGAATTTTCAAAGCTTGGATTGCTTTTTCGTTACTATAACCATAATAACGTTTTACATAATCAAGGTCTTTGACCATATCCTTACGAAGCCAAGGAGAAAATCTCTTCTTAGTTCTCAAGGTATTTATAAAAAAATCGTATTGCATCTTTTTTGGTAAAAAATTATACCTATTCATTTCATTTGCAAACATAATTGCATCAAGATGTCCAGAGAAACAACGATTGATTATATAAGGAGGATAGTCCTTCTCTATTGAAGGGTCTTCATCTATTAAATTTTTCTTTGTTTGGTTAATTGAATTTAACCAGTCTTTTAGTTCCATAATTTATAAGCTAGAGAAATTCTTAATCCATTAAAAAATCTTGCAGGAGCATCAGCATAATGTGGTTGGTCTCCATTAAACAATACTGCTCTATTTGCTTTATGAAGAATTATTCTTTCTCCCTCTTCTTTTTCATTCAAAAATATTAAATGACCTTGCCATTCAATATTCCACTCAGGTGATGGATAATATAAAAATGTTAAATCACCATCATCAGTATGTGGTGAACTACATTGACCAGCAGTTTGACCATTTGCATATATTCTTTGAGTAGATTTAAAAGTTCTATTTAATTTTTTACAAATCAGTTTATAAAGATAATCATTAAAATATTCTTTTTTTTCAAGACCATTTTTTGACCAACATATTTCACGAGCTCCATCACCACAAATACCCCAGTATGGTCTTCTAATGCCCCAACCAGGTTCCATTAATTTTTCAAAAATTTGTTCTCTAAGTTCTTCAGAGAAAAAATTATCATATATTTGAATCATAGTCATTATCAAAATAATTTTCACAAGAACAAACAAGATTACGATCTCCATAAACATTGTCGATTCGTGATATCGCTGGCCAAAACTTATTTGTTTGATTGGCAGGATATGCTGCTTCTTCACGAGTATAATTATACTCCCATTTATCAGAACTTACAACCCTTGCAGTGTGAGGTGAGTTTTTCAAGATATCTTTATTCCTATCAATCTCTCTACGAATACTTACCATAGCTGCACCAAACCTTTCAAGTTCTTCTAATGATTCACTTTCAGTTGGTTCAACCATTACTGTTCCTGTAACTGGCCAAGATAATGTAGGTGCATGAAAACCATAATCCATCAATCTCTTTGCTACATCTTCAGCACTAATACCATCAAAATATCGAACATCAAATATACATTCATGTGCCACTCTATCGTTTGCACCTTTGTATAACACTTTAAAGAAAGGTTCAATACGATGCACTAACCAGTTTGCAGTAAGTAAAGATATTTCACTTGCCTTTCTTAATCCATCAGCACCCATCATTCTTATATACATCCAACTGATTGGAAGTATAGATGCACTACCTTGAATTGCTGCTGATACTCGATGGTTCATAAAAGGAACAAGATGTTCTGCAACACCAATTGGACCAACACCAGGACCGCCACCACCGT